CATCTGTAGTGGAACGTATGGGCAATAGAAGAGACCGGCGTCAAATGCGCTTGAACCCTTATAACCCATTGTGGCATACTGTGAACCAGAACCACTGGCGAAGTATGGATCAACATAAACCTTGATGCGACCATTCATGACACCAGCGAAGGTGTTGCCTGTATCGTCAACGTTTAGGTTGTTGCTGAGAGCAGGTGTGTAATCTAGAACACCAGCCATCTGAAGTGCGGAAGCAACATCAGAGGAAGTGATTAGAACGTTACCCTTGCCGCGACGAGTTGCTTTGGCAATGGCGTTTGCTTCACGCTCTAGTTGGAAGATTAGACCCTTGAAGCGTTCAACACTCCAACGACCGTTGGCGTCAACGTCTAGGTCGAAGGTACCGGAAACAGCAGTGTTTTCTGTTGCACCAGCGGTAGCAGTGTAGTTGATTGTACGAACAACTTCGCGGTTGATTTCAGCAAGAATCTCAGCGGAGAGAATATTGCTGAGTTCTGTTTCAGCGTCAAGACCATGAACTGCTTTAAGGTCTTGTGCTAATTCAATTGAGTATTCTGCTTTTAATGCACGAGTTTTAGCAGTAACAGTTACTTTCTCAATTGAGAATGCCATTTCTTGGAATGTGTTAGCACCGTCACCTAAAGCTTCTGCTTTAGCTGTTGACATAGCTGCAACAGCAGCTGCGTTACCTACGAATGTGTTAGCAACAGCCGCACCAACTTCGATGTCTGTTTGTGCAGTACCTAAACCAGAATGACCTGTGTTTGCTTCGTCATAGAATGCTTCAGGACCTGATTGGCCTTCGTATAATGAACGCATAGCAAAGATAAGTCCTGTTGGACCTGTCATTGGCTGAACGCCAGCAACATCATATGCGATTAAGTTAGGTAATGATCTACGAACTAATGAAATTAGAATTGGATCAAAACCAGCAACTGGACCAGTAGCACCAGCAGAACCTGAAAAACCAGCAGCACCACCTGAACCTAAACCAGCAGATGCTGAGTTAGTTGGAACAGCTTCTGATAAAACCTCTTGAGATTTCATCATTTCTTTAGCTTGGTTTTCAAGAACAACCGCTGTAACTGCCTTTTTATATGGGTCTTGAATAGGTGCTAATTCTGGATGGTCCAGAACACCTGCCCATTTACTTTGTAATTCTTCGGACAAATACATTTTGTTCTCCTAATTTATTTCTTTGTTTTACTAATTGCGTTAGACACAGCAGCAACAAATGGATCAGAAATCTTTTGTTTTTCTTCTGTATCTTCTTCTACTTCTTCATGTAGTTGTTCAGCATCAGCTTTTTTAACACCTGATGGGAAGTAATTCTCACGGATTTGTTCAAGTTTTTGTTTGTATTCGTCCTCTGTGGAGAATTCAACACTCTCTGCGAGTGATTTAATTTTTTCAACTTGAGTATCTGTAAGACCTCCAGTAACTTCATGAGTAATTTCATTTTTGCGTGATTCTACAAGAGCTTTCTTATATTCAACACCACGCTCGATTTCTTCGTCAAGTTTGCTTTCAAGTTCTTCAACTTTGGTAGCTAACTCGTCAACCAAATCAACTTTTTCGGTAGGAACATCAATATAATGTTCTGCGAAAAGATTACGCATACCTGCGATAAATTCTTCTGTTAATTCAGAACGTAAACCAGATTCAATAGCGATTTCGTTATTTTCCATCCATTGTTCAACAACATATGAAAGGTAGTCATCAACTTTTTGAGTTAAATCAGTTTTGATTTCTTCAACAGCTTCTTGTAGTTGTTGAGCGTAATCAGCTTCAATTTCTTCTTGAATTTGAGTTATACGGTCATGAACACGAGCTTCAAAGATTGTAGTAGCTTTGGATTTAAAGTCTTCTGAAATAGTTTCATCATCAGCAAACATAGCATCAATGTCTTCTTTCATTTTACCTTTCCAAGCTTCTTCCATTTCTTCGTCTTCATCATCTTTAGATTTAGCTTTATGTTTTGCTTCTTCTAAATTTTCTTCTTCATCAATGAAGTCTTCTTCTGTTGCTTCAACCTCTGCGTCTTCCATTTTAGCGGAAGCAGCAGATGGCTTAGTAGCAATAGACGCTTTGTTCTTTGCTGAATTATCAGGTGTTTGAAGCTTCAATTTATTTGAATCATCAAGTGGTTTAGAATTAGTATTGGTTGGACCACCTAAATCTTGAACCTCACCTGGTAACTTTTGTGGAGGCATAGCTGGTGCGTTAGACTTGCTAGTTGCAAGAATATCAGCAGCGGCTTCCATAAGTTTATTTGTTGCCATTAGGATTCTCCTTATGTTTTATCTTATATTTATAAAATTAAAGTTTTCGTATATAATTTTCGAATAATTTCAAAGCAACTGCTTCGATTTCTCTGGCTGATGCTTTTCTGATTGCTTTCTTGGCATGGTCAAAGTCTTGTTCTACCCAAGACCCTTTAACGAACATCCATTCCTTATTTTCCATGATGCCATTAATGAAAGCACCAGGTGCGGACGGATCCGCAACAATATCAGCCGCCGTTGCAAGTTTTAAATCATCTTGCACTAAATTATAACCTTCTTTAGTTGGAACGACCGAACCTAAAGCTCTTGAAGAAACTCCAACACTAACATCGTTTTCTAAAAAATTCTTAACGATATCACCATAAGGTGTTTCTAAAATTTGAGCTTTACCATAAAATGTATTTCCATCTTCACTCAAAGAAACAATTTTATGAGAAACTCTTTCAAGGTTGATTGTTGGTGTATCAGGATGACCTAACTCACCAAGAGCACGATTCGTTTTAATATAATCTTCGTTATATCTATCAACCTCATTTCTGAGAG